TGCCGCCCGCGACCAGGGCGGACACCGCGGCGAGGAGGAAGCCCAGGAGGGCGAAGGTGATGGGCGCGAGGGTCACGGCGCGGGCCCCAGGAGGGAGCGCACCGCGATGCCGTCGAAGGTGCAGGTGTAGGGGCCGCCGTCGGTGTCGTGCGGGGTCACCGGATCACCATCGGCGGTGCGGCAGACCACGTCATGCGCTGCGCCGTGCCACGTACGCAGACCTGCGACGCGAGGCCCTCCGCGTACCGAGCCGCGTGCCAGTCGAAGACCACGGTCGCGCCCGCCACGTCAGGGATGCGGCCCGACGCGTAGGCTGCGGATACGGCCTCAAGGTCCGCATCGCCCACCGCGGTAGACCAGAGCTTGACCGCGGAGAGGTCAGCGGATGGCGCGAAGGTCCCGCCCCCGTTGGCGCCGTATCGCACCGGCGTGGTAGCGCCGGTCATCGTGCCCGACGTGTGCGACGCCGTGGCGACCGCCCCGCCGTCCCAGGAGTAGCGCACCGTCGTGCCGTCCCACGTCCACGCGAGGCAGTGCAGCGCGTTGTCTGCGGCAGCCGTCGCCCCCGCGAGGTTGACGGTCGGGGTACCCATCCCGGTTCGGTAGGACTGCACGAGCCCGCGGTCCCCCGCGTTGCCGCCGATCTGGAGCTGCCACCCGCCGCTTTGCTCGCACGACACGAGGATGCAGGCGCCCGACGGCAGCGTGGCGAGCGAGAAGACCAGCGCGCCGGACATGATCGTCGCGGCGACGGTCGGCACATCGGAGGTCGCCGCCCGCGTCCCGCCCATGCGTGCGCAGGTCGTGTCGCGGCCCTCGTACTGGTGACGCCCGGCGACACACCATCGCGCGCCGCCCGCGCCGTCGGACTCGCAGAGGTAGCGCACCGCGGTGTCCGTCGCGGTGTAGAGCGAGCCGATGAGGCCCGTGGTCGCCGCGGGCCGCGATGCGTCTGCGCCTGCGGTCCCGATGGTGACGCCGCCCGCAGGCGCCGCGTGGACGTGATCCGCGCGCGACGCCTCGGTCGACACGCCTGCGGATGCGACGCCGAGGGCGGCGGGGGTGGCGCTGGAGAGAGCGGGGCCGCTCGACGATGAATCCGGCGTCCACACCCCGCCCGTGGCGTCCCACACCAGCACCTGGCCGTCGGTCGGCGCCGTCGCCGCGATCCGCCGCCCGCGCAGGTACCCGGCGTCCGCGAGGTACCCCGGCTCGGGCGAGTAGACCCGCGAGGAGTCCGGCGCGAGGCCCGTGGCGCGCGCCGTCTGCACCGTCCACGTCAGCCCCGTCGCCGTCACGGCGCCGTCGGCGTAGACCGCGCGGTGCAGGGCCCAGGACGAGGACTCGTCGAGGGGGAGTTGCACCCGCTCCCAGGTCGCGCCGCCGTCATCCGAGCGCCACAGGTACGGCGCCGCGGTGGTGGTCGCTACCCACACGCCGTCGGCGTAGGCCACGTCGGTGAGCGTGGCGCCGATGGCGGTAGGGAGGGTGACCGCGGCCCAGGTCTCGCCGCCGTCGTCGGAGCGCCAGAGGAGGGAGGCTGCGAGGGGGGTGCCGCTCGCGTCGAGCGAGGCCCAGGCGATGCAGGTGCCGCCGCCGGCGCGCAGGTGGATGGTGCCCGTCGTCGGCGCGCTGGGGAGCGTCTGCCGTTGGGTGTACGGGCTGGTAATCAGATCATCAGTCGGCACCAGCGTGTAGGTGTCGCCCTTCGACCCCACGACGAGGAGACGAGCGCGCGTCGAGTCCCACGCGAGGCCCGTGCCCACCGACGCGGCGACGAAGGTCCGACTGCCGCCGACCGGCCAGGTCTGTCCCTTGTTGCGGGAGCGATACAAGGCGGTCGATGCCCCCGCCACCGTCAGGGCAAACGCCTCGCTCGTGCCGTCATATGCGACGGCCACGACGTCCTGGAGGTTGCCGACGCTATCGGTGCAGGTGTCCCAGTACGCCGCATCCGAGGTGTGGATGCCGCTCGGATCGCCCACGTCGAGGCTGGTCTGCCAGGCGCGCCTATCGGTGCTGCTGTGCAGCCCCCAGATCATGCAGCGATCACCGAGCACCGCGACGCCGTAGATCGCGTCGCACCCCGTGGGCACGTCGCGGTCCAGCCACTCGCGCCCCGTACGCGACACCCCGATGGCCGCTGCGGGCCCGGTGATCGCGCCCACGGCGACGTAGCGGTACCGCCCCAGGCCTGCGCGGGTGTCGTCGGTGTCGACGGCCAGCCCCGTGACCGACGTAAACACCGGCGCCGAACCGCCGTGCGCGACGCGCGTCCACGCCCCCCAGCCCGGCCCCGCGAGGTAATCCGCCCACGCGCTGGCGAAGTGCAGCTGATAGTTGATCCACTGCGCGGGCGGGCGCTCGCCCGTGTAGAAGCCCGCCGCAGCGTAGGAGCTCGGAGGCTCCACCAGCTGGCCGCCGGGCGCGTCGTATGCCCATCGGGGCAGTCGTGTCGGTCGCTGTGCCATCGCTACTCCACCACCCCCGCCATGAGTCCACCTGCCAGCTGGTCGCCGTCCGACCAGCCGTGATCCGCGTCGACCTCGGGCGCCTCGGTGTCCGTGCCGAAGAGGAAGGCGTCGCCGTCGGGCGGGCACACCACCTGGAGCCGCACGCCCCCTGCCCGCGTTGCCCGCGCGATCTGCCGCACGGCGTCCGGCGAGGTCAGCAAAGCGTCCGTGGGCGTCACGAGGAGCCCGGCGGGCAGGTCTTCGACCACCGTCCAAGCCGCGGCGGCGTCGTCGCCCGCGAGGATCGCCATGACCTCCTCGACGTCGCCGATGGTGCCGCTCGAGCGCAGCGCGCGAATCCACGCCCGGAGGGCCACCCGGTACCGGGCGTCGGTGATCTGCGTTGCGTCGGTGCGGCGCAGCCCCACCAGTTCGCCAATGCCTGTCAGGGCGTCATCCGCGGCCGCATCGAGGTCGAGGCCGACGAGGGGGAAGGCCGCGGACTCCAGCGCCTGGACGCCCCCGAGGAGCGCCGCCGCGAGGCCTTCGATGCGGTCCTTCCGAAACACGTCAGGCAGGAGCGCGACCCCGCCCACGACGTGGTCGGTCACCTCGACGATCTCGGCGACGGCGTCGGGCTCGCTCATCGCTCCGTCACCACCACGCGCCCAGTGTCGAACACGCAGCGCTGGCGCGCCGTCGGCGTGTAGTTCGACCGGGCCTGCGCGTAGAAGGTGCTCGTCGTGCCGATCCACACGTAGGCGTCGACGACGCCGGGCAGGGCTCGCACGGCCAGCACGAGGTCCGAAATCAAGGCCGTCTCGCCCGCGCGGTACGCCGCGGTCGCCGCGACGACGGCGGCCTTGACCGCCGCTTCGCCCTCGTACGCCGCGGGGTCGACCTCGACCTCTACGGTCGCGTACATGAGCAGCGACGACGGGCGCGAGAAGGACGCGGTGCGCGACACCCCGCGGGCGTCGGTGAAGGTGCTGCTCGTGCTGCCGTAGCTCGCGATGCCCGCGGCCTTCGCAGCCCACACGGCGCGCGCCACAGCCTCATCGGTGCCGCCGAGCACCAGGGCCTCGACGGAGTGCGGAGGCCGGCCGTCGGCGTCGGTGTAGTCCGTGTCGTTCTCCCACACGGTCACCTGCGTGACGCCCGACACCTCGGCCACCTGGGCCGCGATGGCGTCGACCGGCGACGACGCCGACCGCTGGAGCGACTGCGCGCGCCGCACCCGGAGGGGCGCGTCGGTCTCGGTGTCGGTGCCGGGCGTCGCGTCGGTGAGGTTGGTGACGTCGGTCCACCCCGACACGGGCGTGGCGATGGTCGTCAGCGTGCCCGCGAGCGCGAGGATGCGGCCAGCCGTCAGCGCCTCGGCGGCCACGGTGTACTGCGCCGACCCGACGCCGACGCCGGTGACAGCCTCGGTGGTGACCCAGACGTTGCTGGGGTCGCCTGCGGCGTGGACGCGCGAGCCCGCAGGGAGCGTGGTGGTGTCGGTGAGGGCGACGCGCAGGGGGACGGTGCCCTTCGTGGCCGCGGCGCGCGGGATGCCGGGGGCAATCTCGCACAGCGCATCGAGGGCGGCGCCCGAGGCGCCCGACGGGGTCCGCGCAGCGTAGAGCGCGCCCACCAGCTCCCACAGCTCGCCGAGCTTCGTCGCCTGGACTGCGACGACCTGGCCCAGCACCGACTCCGCGGACACGTCGACGTCAGCGCCGAGGCGGTCGCGCAGGTCGGCCACGATCTCGTCGCGGATCTCAGCGACGGTCTTCGGCACCCAGCCGGTAGCCTCGAGGCCGCTCACGACGCCACCACGAAGTCGGTCACGTTGAGCACCTCGCCGCTCTCCGCGGTGACCGCGAAGTCCACCGTGGCCACGCGCTGCGCGCCGATCGTCAGGCGCAGCCGGTCGAGGCTACGCACGCCGGGGCATGTGGTGATCGCCCGGCGGTAGACGCTTTCGGCGACCGTGCGGCCCGCGGACCTGTTGAAGATCTGCGAGAACAGCGGCATCCCCACTGCGCGGTCAAGGACGTACTCCCCCGCGCCGAGGGACAGGCGCAACCGGAGCTTCTGCCGCAGCGCGTCCGCCCCGGTGACCATGGACGCGGCGCGCGCCCCGACCACAGCGGTGAGGGCGAGGTCGCCGGTCGTCGGGTCAAGGGCTAGGTCGCGCACCCCCGGAGCGTGCGGGGGCGCACGCGCGCGCGGCTAGCAGGTGGTGTGACAGTGATCGTGACAAACCGCGGAGCGGCGCCGTATCCTGCGGCCATGCGCTACCTCGCCGCCGTCTTCGTGCTCGCCGCCTGCGCCTCGGACCCTGCGCCCGCCGCCGACGCAGGCGCCGACGCGGTGGCGGTCGACACCGGGGCCGAGGATGCGGGGGCGACGGACGCTGGGCAGCTCGACACGGGCGCGCCCGATGCCGGGGCCGCCGAGGATGTGTCGCCCGCGACCGACGCGCCCGCGGCGGACACCGGCCCCGCTGACGCCGGGGCAGTGGACGCGGGCCCCGAGGATGCCGGGCAGCCCGACGCCGGGACACCCGACGCGCCCGAGGCCGGCATCGCCTGCCCGATGGGCCTGGGCGACTGCGACGGCGACCCAGCCAACGGATGTGAGGTTGACCTGCGGAACAACCCCGACCACTGCGGCGGGTGCGGGATGGCGTGCCCCAGGGCGCCAAACGCGATCCGCGCGTGCCGGTCGATGCGGTGCGACGTGCTGCGGTGCGACGGAGTGCGCGTCGACTGCAACGGCGACCTTCTTATTGGGGCGGGGTCCGACGGCTGCGAGATCAACACGCAGACCGACGCCAGGCACTGCGGCGGGTGCGGTCGAGTGTGTCCGCGAGACGGAGGGCTTTTCGGTGCGTGCTCGAGCGGCTCCTGCCGCTAAGCCCCTCGCGCCTTCGTCCCGGCCACGCTCGCCAGCGCCCCGACGGGCGTCGGCGGCGCCGTCGTCCCACCTGTCTCTGTGTGCGTGTGGGTGTTGAACGCCGACCGCAGCGACTCCAGCCGCGCGTCCACCAGCTCGGCGAGGGCGAGGAGCTTCGTGGCGGCGGGCGCGCCGCCCAGGTGCACCGTGCCGTCGGGGTCGACCTGCACCGCGACCGCCGTCCCGCGCGTCACGAGCAGCGTGCCGTCGGCGCGCAGGGTGATCCGCGTCCCGGCGTCGACGTCATCGCCGATCACCAGCCGGTCGGTGCCCGACGCCGCGGGGGCGTGCTGGAGGGCCGCCGCCCGGTGCGCGAGGCCTGGGATCGCCACCCCGTGCGACAGCGAGTGCCGCCGCAGGTCCGCGGGGTTCGACACGTCGCCCGAGCCCGCCCTCCAGGGGCCGGTGTCCGACTCGCAGAACACCACCAGCACGACGTCCCCGGCGGCGAGCGCCCCGGCGATGAAATGCCCGCCGAACCGCGGCCACAGCACGGGCACCGCGGGCAGCACGGGCAGCTCCTCTCGCTCGACGGACCCGTCTCCCAGCAAGACCGCGTGCCGCACGAGGAGCACCAGCGTCGCGGTCTGCGTCGCGGCGTCGTACGACTGCACCCGCGCGGGCATCGCCGTGTGCACGTCGGCCAGGTGGTGCTCGATCCATCCGCGGATGACGTCGTCGTCGGTCGGGGCGATGGTGCGGTCCCAGGACGTCATCGAAAGAGCCTCCGCGACTCGTAGTAGGCCAGCGACACGAGGTCGAGCGACGCGCCCCACTCCTGCCCGCGGGTGTCGCCCGCAAGCTCCATCCTCGACACGCGGTAGGTGCCGCGCAGCACGACCGAATCGATCTCCACCAGGGCGCCCGGCGCGAGCCCGGCGATCATCAGGCACTGCGCCTTCGCCGTGTGCCGCCCGGTCTTCTCGGGCGACCCCACCAGCCCCGTGTCGGGCGACAGGAGCACCGCGCTCCGCGTCGCGGCCTGCCCCCGTGGCAGGAGCTGGAGCACGCCGTTTTGGACCGACCACTCCAGGCCGGCCGACCGGCACACCGAGGTCAACGCGTCGGCCGCGGAGCCGTGCACGACGTGTCCGCCGGAGTAGAGGGCGCCCACGTCGCCGAGGGACGCCCCCGCGGAGACGTCGTCGGCGTTGCCGGCGCCTACCCCCATCGCCTCGGCGATCGCCTGCAGCACGTCCCGCACCGAGGTGTCGGGGGCGAAGGCGCGCCGCACCCGGGCCGACCGGATGGCGTACTCTCCGTCGCCTCCGGAAAGCTCCAGCCACGTCTCTGGGAGCTGGCGCCGCTGGAAGGCGCGGCGGAGGTTGCCGCGGAAGATGATGGGCCGCTCGGCGTCGACGTAGCCCGCGGAGACCTCGAGGATCGTGCCCGCGTTGACCACCTGCACCGCGGACCCGAAAGGGCGACGGCGCGGAAGGGCCAGGATCTGCGACCGCTGCTCAGCCGACAGGCCGTACAGGGTGAGCTCGCAGGTGCCAGGGCGGGCGGCGACCGACCTCGACACCCTGAAGGTGCAGTCCAGCTCCGTGGACTCGAACGGCCCCACCTGCACCCGCCACGCGCGGCGGAAGAGCCTCACGGCACGATCTCCCGCACCGCGGCGAGCTCGGCGCCATCGAGATACAGCAGCTGGTGCCGGTCGCCCAGGCTGGTGAAGCTCGGGTCGGTGATGGGCGGCGCCTGCGTGTCGAGGAGCACGAGGTCACCCGCTGGGCGCCGCGTGTCGATGGAGCCGCGCAGCACCCCGAAGCCCGGCGCGAGCACCTGCCCCGACACGATGGGCGCGCCGCTCTGGTCGGCCACGTCGAGGCTCCACCGCCCCATGCGCTGCGACCATCGGAAGGTGAGCACGTAGTCCCGCCCGCCCAGGGTGACGGTCTGCGTCCACAGGGCCTGCCCGCGTGGCTCGCACGGGATCGTCAGGGCGCTCATAGGCCACCTGCCCAGCGTCGGAGGTTGGACAGCACCGAGGCGCGCGGCGGCGCAGGCTCGGCGGCGCGAGGCGCCGGGGGTTGCCCTCGACGCTGCGCCGGCACAGCCACCCGGCGCACCTCGGCGCGGCGGACCTTGCGGAGCTCGATCGTGACCGGGAGCGCTGCCCCCGTGGTCACGTCCCGGTCCACGCGATACCGCGTCACCACCAGGTCGTCGACCGTGCGGAGCGTCCCGGTGTAGCGCACGATGGCGCCCCCGACGAGCGAGGAGAGGGCGTCGTCGACGGCGCGGACGCGGTCGAAGGGGCCCGAGAAGGTGAGCACCGAGGCCTTCAGCTCCAACCCGCCCACGCGGAGCGTCGACGGCTGCACGCTGCCCGTCACGCCGCCCATCTGCGTCGCGGGCACGACGATGGGGGTGTTGGTGACCATGCCCTCCAGGGTGATGGTGTCGGGGTTGCGCTTTACGTGGTCGCTCACCACTACGCCGCTGTCGACCGCGTGGTCCGTGGTCTCGGCGGTGGCCTCGTAGCCCTCGCGCTCCACCACGTCGAGGGCTATGCCCAGGTAGCCGTCGGCGGTCTGGTATTCGAGGAGCGGCATCAGTCCTCCACGTCCTGCGGGTGCTGTGCGTCGCGCTCGCGCGCCCGCTGCTCTGCGAGGATGCGCGACACCCGCTGCGCCACGGCCTGCGGGTCGGTCACGCCGGTGATCTGGAAGGTGTTGGTGGTCGTGCGCCGGTCGCTGATTGTGCGCGACCCTGCGCGCGGCGCGGGCGCCGTCGTCGGGGTGCCCGCGAGAGCGACGAGGGGGCGGCGCGCGGGCGCTGGGGCCGTGGTAGCAGGAGTCACCGGCACGCCCGCAGCGCGGGCCGCAGCGCGGGCTTGGGGGCCAAACTGCGGCGCCCTGAGCGTGCCCTGGGCGACCGACGGCTCCATGCCGGTGAGGCGTGCGGCCAGGGCGATGGCGCGCTCCATGGTGCTCACCACCCATTCCCACGCCTCGCGGTAGTCCTGCACCGCCTGCGCCGCGGTGCCCACCCCGAAGAGGGTGTCGATGAGCTTCGCGGCCTCCGACTCGCCGCCCTGGAAGGCCGTCACGAGGTCGTCCACCACCAGCAGCAGCGCGGCCACCGCGAGACCCACGCCCACGAAGGGCGCGACGATGGGGGCCCACGCGGCGACGATCATCAGCGCCGCGGCGGCTCCGGCGACCCCGAGCGCGGCCAGGGCGACCTGCAGAAGGTTCGACCCGCGGACCATGCGCGAGACCCACCCGCCGAGGTCGGCAATGCGGTTGACGAAGGCCGTCAGGATCGGCAGCACCGCCACGGCGAGCACGCTGCGCAGACTGTTGAGCGCGACCCCCATGCGGTTCTGCGCGAGCCCGAAAAGCCTCGAAGCCTCGGTGGCCTCAGGAAGCATCCCACCGCCGAGGTCTGCGAGGTCTTGGCGCGCGGCGCGCAGGGCGGCCGACCCGCCCCGAAGCACGTCGAGCATCCTGCGGCCCGAGGCGCCGAAAAGCTCCTGAGCGAGGCGGGCGCGGTGGATGGGGTTCTGGACGCGCTCGAAGCGGTCGGCCAGGTCCTCCATCACGTCCTGCGTGTCGCGCACCCGCCCGGCCGTATCGCGGGCTCGCACGCCCAGGCGCCACAGCGCCCCGGTGGGCCCACCCGAGCGGCTCTCGATGGCCCGCAGCCCCGTCGCCAGGGTGTTGAGGCCCGAGGTCATCGTCTCGGCCGACACGCCCGCGCGCTGCCCGGCGAGGGAGAGGGCCTGATACTGCGTCGTCGTCACCCGCGCGGCGTCGGCGGCCTCGCGGAGCGCCGCGGCGTCGGCCTCGTAGGCGCGCGCGAAGGCCAGTGCGGCGGCGGTCCCGCCGGCGAGCGATGCGAGCACCCCGAGGGTGGCGCCAATCACCATGCGTCCGAACGCGGCCATCTCGGTCTTGCCCGCGCCCAGCTTCTTGGCGAACCCCTCCAGCGCCGGAGAGAGCTTCGACACCTGCGCGAAGAGCCTCTGCCCCAGGGCGGTCTCGGCGGTCGCCTTGACCCGGGAGAGCGAGTCGGTGACGCGCTTCGACCCTTGCTCGACGGAATTCGTGTCGATGTCGACGCCCCAGCGCTGCGCCGCCCACTCGCGCGCCGCGTCCACCATCGTCTTCGACGCGGCGGCGGTCTTGGTGGCGGCGGCCTCGGCAGCCTTCGCCTCCTTCTCGTACTCCGCGTCGACGACAACCGCCGCCTCGCGCACGGCGTCGGCGAGGGCGCCAGCGTCCGATGCGGCGGCGTCGACCTTGTCGTTGAGCGCGTCGAGCTGGCCCGCGTCGATGGCGAAGCCGAAGTCGGCGAAGACACTGCGCAGGGCCTCAGCTGCCACGGTGGGCCTCCTCTGCCGCCGCGAGGGCGTCGATCACGGCGTTTGCGGCGTACACGTCAGCGAGGCTCCATTCCGTGAGGATCGTGTGCAGCGAGTCCGTGTAGCGCCCCGCCGTGGCGACCCGATGCACCACCCAGGGGATGCGCTCGACCGCCCAGGGGGGCACGTCTACCGCGACGCCGCGGCCGCGGCCGGAGCCTGGGCCCGCAGCCATTCGGCCAAAGGGCCGAAGCTGACCTCCAGCGCCGCCCCGAGCCACTTCACGAGGCCCACGGGGTCGCCCTGGAAGTGGACCTCGAAGCATCCGTTCTTGCCTCCGAGGGGCACCTTGCAGTCCTCGACCAGCACGGTGGTGTGCTCCGCAAAGGTGTTCATCACCGCGAGCACGTCGGGGCTGTCCAGGTGCTCCACCAGCTGCGCGAGCACCTGCCCGATGTTGGCCATCTCCACCAGCTGCGACGGCTTGTCCAGCATGGCCGCGAGCGGCCCGAGGAGCTTCGCGAGCTTCGCGGCCGTCCGCACCATCACCGAGGTGTTGAGCGGGCGGATCTCGTAGGTGTGCGGGCCCACGTCCCGGACTTCGGGCTCGCGCATCAGACCGCCCCCGCCGTGGCGTGCGCCCACACAGCGTCGAAGAGCTCGATCTCCCACTCGAGCTGCCCGATCTCCTTGCCCCGAGCGACCGCGGGGAGCTTCTTGATCTTGGCCTTCGTGGCGGCCACGACGAGCGAGCCGTTGAGGTCGCGCATCTCGAAGGGACCCACCGCCCCGGTCGCGTGCAGCGCGCCGAGGATGCCGTTGGTGGCGCTCGTCTGGAGCGTCACGACCTTGGCGTTGGCGCGGCGGTCGAGGCTCACCGCGAAGGCCACGGAGCCGTCGGCGCCGACCTTCGACATGTGGCTCTCGCTGGCGGGCTCGCAGGTGAAGAAGTCCCCGTCGGCCGTGCCGTTGGACAGGTCCTGCCCGGCGAAGGACAGGGTGACCTCGCCGGGGCTGTATCGCTTCGTGGCTTCGCTCATGGTCCTACCTCAGGCCGCCACGCGGCCGCGGATGTTGACTGCGTGGATGGCGCCGGTGACGCGTCCGGCCCAGGTGACGCTGGGGAGCACGCGGGACTGCCGCTGCGCGCTGGACAGGGCCGCAGCCCGCGGGACGCTGGTCGTCCAGCCCGCGTCGAGCACGTCGCGGTCCTGGGCCTCCTGGAGCTGCGCGCGCACCTCGGTGTGCAGGAGGGCGATGCCCTTGTCGCTGAAGGGCACCTTGCCCGCGGGCTGCGCCACGAAGACGCCGAAGACGCGCTCGGCCATGCGCGCGCGAATCCAATCGAGCCCGTGGATCACGTCGATCCACTCGCCCCCGGATACCTTGCCGTCGCAGGTGATCGAGCGCCCGGCCACCGTCTCGATGAGGTTGCCGGCCTTGGCGAGCACCGCCGCGCGCTGCGCGCTGGTGAGCGTGTAGCTCGTGAGCCCGACGAGCTCGCGAAACTTCCACGTCACCGTGCCCGGGTCGTACCCGAGGGCGTTGCCGACGTAGGCCGCCGCGGCGCCCGCGCCGATGGTCGGGTGGTAGAGGATCGCCGTGCGGAAGCGGTCGAGGTCGGCCGCGGAGTACATCACGTCGGTGATGCTGTCGGCGTCGAGGCAGTCGGTGTCCGATGTCTGCGCGAAGAGGGCCTTGCGCGGGTCCAGCGACTCCACGATGGCGGCCGCGGCGAGGATCTCCGCGCGGCTGTTCGAGTCGAGTAGCAGCGCGTACCAGTCGTCATCCTCAGCGCGCACCGCCGTGAGGTCTGCGGCGAGGCCGGGGTCCGCGGTGCGGTCGTCGATGTCGACGGTGCCGGCGGTGACCCGCAGCGTGGGGGCCGCGCCTGCGACGCCAGCGAGGGTGACGTGCGTGGTATCGTCGGTCGCCGTCATCGGCGCGCGGGTGCCCAGGGTGAAGGTGCCGCCCGTACCCGACTGCGCAGGGATCGCGATGGACGTGACGCGCGCGAAGAGCTTCGTGCCGGTGACCGTGCTGTTGCCCCCGTTGGGGATGGCGAAGGTCTCGGTGATGGTGTTGCCGCCCGCGTCCTTGCCGGTGACCGTTGCCGTGGTCGCGTCCCAGTCCGCGTGGCTCGACAGCACCAGCTGGAGGCGCCGCGAGGGCGACAGGGGCCGGTACCCCAGCACGCCGTCCAGCGAGGCGCCGGAGAGGGTCTGGAGGCTCCCGGAGCTGGCGCCCGTGGCCACGATGGCGTCGACGTCGCCGAGAGCGTTGATGGCCGCGACGAGCCCTGCCACGATCTCGGCCACGGAGGCAGAGGCGTCGCTCGTGTACGTGGCCGTCTGCCCGTCGATCTCGACGGTGTAGATGGTCTCGTTGACCGCCGTCGGGGTGAGCCGGATCGAGGGCGTAAAGGCGTTGGCGCGGCGCCCGATCTTGACCGTGGCGGGGGGCGAGGGCTGCGACCAGAGGATCTGCGCCAGCTTGTACGCGACGTCGTCGGGCGTGTACCCGTCGTCGGTCATCTCGTCGGGCGAGGTGTACGACCGCACCCGGTCGGAGACCTGCCGCGTGTGGTAGGCGAGGATGAGCGGGGTACTGAAACCCTGCTGCGTCACGGCGGCGGATACGCGGGTGATGTCCGCGTCGACAATGTCACTCAGGGCCATCGATGGTGTCTCCAGCAAGGGTGTCGGGGAGCGTGGTGCCCCCCGCAGAAAGCACGGTCGCGTCGACCTCGACCTGGGCGATGGCGGCGTCGCGGCCTGCCTCGTCGACGAAGGTCGTGTGGGCGTTGAGGGTGAGCTCGACCAGGGCCCGCGACACGAAGCGCCCGTCGACGTCGTAGTCCTCGCGGCGCACGTCGCTGACGTCGGCGAGGCCGAGTCCCATCGCGGCGATCTCGGCCACGAACGAGGGCGCGCGCAGGCGTGCGGGGAGGCGCTGCGCGAGGGCGCTGGCGTTGACCCCGGGCCGCTGGTCGTGGACCTCGACGGACACCTGGAGCACCGCGCGCACCCGCTGGCGCGTTGTGGGCGTCATCTCGGTGAGCGGGTCGCCCTCGCCGACGTCGGTGTAGGCCCAGGTGGTGTCGTCGTGACCGATGGAGGCCTCCGACACCCAGGACAGGAGCGCGAGGGAGCCCGTGTGCTGGCGCCGCGGCTCGTTCTCCCACTGCACGAGCGCAGGGGTGATGCCGGTCGCGCGGGCGACGAGGGCTGACAGGGCCGGGGCGATCGTGGCGAGGTCCATCACCCCTCCACGCGCCAGGTGATGGCGCTGCGCAACTGCCCGGTGTCTACCAGGGGCGTCGAGGAGCCCTTGCGGCGCACGGTGGCGGGCTTGAGCGGCGGGGCGATGCCGGCGGCGATGCGCGCCTGACACCACCCGGCGACCTTCGCGCCTAGGAGGTCGAGGGCGGCGCGGCCGTCGAGCTTGCCGCTCACCACGCCGCGGGCGAGGTTCTTGATCTCGGCCTCGATGTCGCTGCGCTTCTCGTCGATGGTCGCGCGGATGAACGACCGCTGAGGCACGGGCCCGGCGCCGAACTCGTGCACCACGGCGACCTCGAGGAGGCTCAACCGCTGGGCACGGGCCTGGGATGCGGCCTTCGCGCGGACGCGGGCCTTCTTCGAGCGGGCGCCACGCACGGGCGCCTCGCGCTTCGAGGCGTCGTCGAGCACCCCCACCCGCACCCGAAGTCCTGCGGTGAGCTCGCGGGCACGGGAGAGGAGCGCGGCGGCGCCGTGGTCGGTGACGCGGACCGTCATGCGCCCACCGTCCTCGGGCCACCAGCGCGCGCGCGCGCGAGCCGCTTCCACTCGATGAGGTAGCTGCTCACGCCGTCGTCGGCCTTGCGCGCGGGCTTGCCGAACGGGCTGAGGGACAGAAGGTGTGCCGCGTACAGCGACACCGCGTCGTCGAGGTCCGCGCCGAAGTGCGCCGCGCTGCAGCGCCGCGTGGCGGACGTGATCGCCGCGGTGATCTGCGCCTCGGGCACGGCCGCGAACTCCGGCCGCTCGACGATGAATCCGGCGTAGGTGGTCGCCACGGGTCACCCCTTCCGACGCGCCCTGGCGGGCTGCGCAGGCAACGGGGTGACCGGGGCGGGGGCAGGCACGGGCACGAGGAGGCCCGCGCGCAGCCAGATGCGGACGGACGGGTGCGCGTCGTCCCACTCGCCGACGTCGCCCGGCTGGACGCCGTCGATGCAGGCCGTGTGTGCGACGCGCATCCGCATGTCAGCACCCGTCCATGTAGCGCATGGACTTTGGATAGCGCGTGATGACGCCACCCGCGCGGCCGTCGCAGGCCACCACAAAGCCGAGGCCCACCTGCTGCGGGGGCATCGTCGCGAAGGGCAGGGGCTGGAGGCCCTCCACCCGGGTGCGGTCGCGCTTGAACATCACGATGCGCGGGCCCGTGCCGCCAGCGTCCGCGAGCGAGCCGCGGTGCCAGTGGTCGGCGGCCTTCACGCCCACGCTCTTCTTGAGGAAGAACTCGAGCGCGGTCGTCTCGGTGTTGGCGAGGCGCTTGGTGCTCGCGAGGGCGTACTGGCCCGGCGACAGGATCACCGTGTCCGGGATCTCCACGCCGTTGCTGTCCTCGACGATGTCCCGCTCCATGAGGAGGAGGTCGGCGACGATCTGGTCCCCCGTGGCGGTCGACCACGTCCCGGTCACGCCGACGGACACGAGGTCCACGCCGGTGAGGCTGTAGAAGCCCTTTGCGCCGACGGTGGCGTCGCCGTGCGCCAGGATCTCGTCGTGCTTGCGCGCGATGGCCTCGCGGGCCGCCAGGGCGCGCTCCGCGTCGAGGGCCACGGAGAGCATCCGCGACCGGCGAAGGTCCTGCGTCGAGTAGCCGAAGGACGCGCCCAGGCCGAAGAGCTTGGTCGTGACCTCCTTGCCCTGCACATCCACGCGGGGCAGGTCCTCCGCGTAGTTGGCGATGACCAGCGCGAGGCCCGCCTTGTCCATGACGCGGTAGGTGTACTCCTCGGCGCCCGGGTCGATGGCGGTGCGGATCGGGATGATCTTGTCGCCCTTCAGCTCCGGGTACTGGACCTTGTAGAGCTCGGAGTCGATGTCCTCGAGCTGGCGCGCGAAGGCGGCAGTCTCGTTGGCGTCGAAGCGCTGCCCGGCGGCAATGCCGAGGCTCGTCACCGCGGCGTGGTACTGGTCGTAACGGTAGCCCATGGTGGTCTGCCTCAGGGGTTCAGGTCGATGACGGCGAGGCCGGCAGAGCCGGTCCCGACGAAGCGGGCGCGGCGCAGGAGGCCGCAGTCGGTGGAGTCGGGCGTCGCGCGGACGTGGCCCGCGGTCTCGCCGCCGCCCGCCACCATGCGCACGTAGACGGGGTCGCCGTCGGTGTAGGAGGTCTCGCTCGTCACGAACACCCGGCCGCGCTTGACGCAGGGCACCGCGTAGTCGATCGGGTACGCCTCAGGCTCGCGCCCGGCGTCGTACATGGCCACGCCGTGCACGAGGTGGTCGATGGCGCCGATGCCCGCGGCGAAGCCCGCGGTGAAGGTGCCACCGGTGCCGCTCTGCGCGGGGATGTAGATGCTGGTGACCTTGCGGAAGCTGCGCTGGGTCTGCACCGTGGCGTTGCCCGCGTTGGGGATGACCACGGGCTCGACCACGGTCGCGCCGTCCTCGTCCACACCCGTGATGAGCGCCGTCGTGAGGTCCCAGTCCGCGTTGTTGGACAGCACCAGGGTGATGGGGCGCGGGGGCACGAGCTCGCCCACGCCCACGACGCCGTCGAGGCTGGAGCCGGAGAGGGTCTGCGCCGTGGCGGCCGAAGCGCCGCCGGTGGCGAGGATGGCGTCCACGTCGGCGGTGCCGGGGGTGTACGGGGGGCGGCACTCCGCGCGAGTCGTGGCGCCGTGCATCGCAGGGATGCCCGCGGCGATGGCGACCTCGGCGATGGCGGTCTTGATGTCCGCCGGGTGCCCGTCGGCGAGCTGCCCGGCGTAGCCCGCGGCGGGGTTCTGGCTGTAGGTGGTCTGTACGGTCATGGCTCGTCCTCAGGCCTTCGCGGCGGGGGTGTGGGTCTTCCAGGCGTCCTCGGTGCGGCGCGCCAGGGTCTCGGGGCCAGCCTCGGTGCTGGCCGTCTGCGTGGCACCCGCGGCGGGGCCGAGCTTCGCCAGGCCGTCGGTGCGCGCGACGGCGCCCGCGACGCAGGCGCGGTACATGCCCTCGACGACGTCAGCCCCGAGGCCGTCCAGGCGCATCGAGGGGAGCACCTTGGTGACCACGGCGGCCCGCACGTCGGCGACGGACTTGCCGGTGAAATCGAAGTCGGCGCCGAGCACCTTGGCGGCGTCGGCGCGGAACGCGAGGCGCTTCGACAGGGCCGCGTCGAGCACCTGCTCCGGCACGTCCTCTTCGGTCACCACGGGCGTCGCGGCCTTCGCGGCGGCCATCTCGGCGCGCAGCGTGGCGAGCTCCGTCAGCGCCGACGTGAGGGCGCTCTGGAGGCCTTCCAGCTTCGCGTCCATGTCGGGGCTGTCCTTCTTCTCGACCTCCTCGACGGCGGCCTGGGCCTCGTCGAGCATCTTCTTCTCTTCGTCGGGGGTGTCCCCGTCGAGGCGGTAGTCCCGCCCCTTGATCTTCAGCGTACGCTTCACGGCATTGCTCCCGGCGCCCGGAGGCACCTCTACGGCTGCGCCGTCCATGCGCAGCGAGACCTGGGCGCCGGCGCGGCCCCACCCGCGCGGCCCGAGCGCGACATGGTTGTATCGGATGGCCCGCTGGACAGCGTCGTACCGCTCGCCCTCAGGCGTCACGCCCGGCGTCGGGTCCACGTCGCAGTCGTACCCGCACGACACTTCGCGGCGCTCGCCGGACTCGACGAGGCCCACCAGCGCGGCGTCTTGCACGGCGAGGTCGACCACCACCAGCGAGCCCTCGCGCGCGGGGGCGCCGTCGACGTGGCCGCGGGCCAGCGCGGTCCAGGAGTCGGCGCGGACCATCTCCGAGGGGTGGCCGTCGGTGACCGGCGCGGCGCGCAGGGTCGCCAGCGAGTCGGAGGCGAAGACCTCCTCGGGCGGGCGATACTCGCCCCACTCGCGCCCGGTCCCGTCGCGGTACCGCAGCACCCCCGTGCGGGTCACCGCCGCGGGCACGCGCAGGCCACCCGTGGGCGTTTGCGAAACGCCTCGGACGGAGCCTGCGAAGTCGGTGCGGTGTACACGCGCCACGGCCTGAGCGTGCGGGGCGTATGGCGCGCAGGGCTAGCCTGCGGTGTGACACTGACCCGGACGGTTACTCGAAGCGGGGGAGGATGGGCTCCGCGGTGCAGCGGCACTGGTAGTCCCCGCCGGGGTGGGCGCGGCGCCCGGTGCGGCGGTCGACGATGGGCGGGGAGGCGTAGGCCTGCGTCGTGCCCTCCAGCTCCTTGTGGCGGCTGCGGACCCGCTCATCGCGGCTCGTGCGCCACACGTACTCCGTGACGCCTGCGGCGACGTGGCGGGCCTGGGTGACCGCGTTGTTGAGCTTGAGCACCTGGTCGCGGGCGATGAGCTGCGCGCGGGCGGGCGTTGCCTGCGTCTCCTCGCGGATCTTCGCGGCGATGTCCTCGACGCGGTCACCGGCCCCAGCGTCGAGGATGTCTCGCACCCGGGCGATCTTCTCGCGGCCGAGGGAACGGATGAGCCCGACGCCCTGGTCGCGGAAGTCAGTGAGCATCGGCCGCACGTCGGGGTCGGCCTGCAGGTCGATGCCCAGGGCGGCGCGCGCCTGCATCTGCCACTGCTCACGGCTCAGGGTGTTGGTCTGCGCGGCGACGTCGTCGAGCTCGCGGTTGAGCACCGCGGGGGCGGTCACCCGGCGCAGGAGCGACGTCATCCACCGCACGAGGCGCCCGCGGAGGGGCCGGGGCAGCTGGTCCGCGCCGCCCCCGTCTGCGTCGACGCGCACGCCTGCGTCGGAGAGGGCGCGGAGGGCGACGTCGTCGATGGCCGCGAGCACGCGCCGCACGACCTGGGCGTAGGCCGCCATCGCCGCGCGAGGCACCGCCGCAGGGGGCACCCGCGCCGGGCGACGGCGAGCTTGGGCAGCCTCGCGGATGCGGCGCCGGTCGGCCAGGAGCGCGGCGGTGATCTTCACGGGGCCTCGGGGGTCACAGCCACGGTGTCGCCCTCTTCGAGCACGTCGCCTTCCTCGGTCTCGGTGGCCTTGCCCGCGATCAAGCGCCCCACCACCAGCTCCCCGGCGCGGTTGCGCTCGAGCACGCGGGACAGCATCCCCCGCACCCCGTCGCGCGAGCGGGTGAGCTTCGCCACCTGGGCCTGGGCGTCGGCGAGGGCCGCGGCGTGGCCCGGCTCGGGCGTCGTGAAGAACGACCGCCCGGCCTCGCCCATCGCCCGGTCCGCTGCCTCGGGCGACAACCCGAAGCCCTCGACGATCAACGCCACCCCTGCGTCGCGCGGGATCTCGCGCCCTGCCACCCGAGCGATCACTGCGGCGATCCCGTCGGCGTGGTCGGCGCCGGGTGCGTCGCCCCCGGCCGTAGGCGACGTGTCGGCCTCGATGGCAGCGCGGCGCGCGTCCAGGTCCACCGAGGTCTCAGGCGACCACCCCTCGGAGCGGAAGCGGTTGAGCGCCACCTCCTCGGGGGTGAGTACGCCGGCGGTGATGTACGCCGCGTCGGTGGCGCTGGTCTTCTGCCGCAGGTCGGCCAGCTCGCTCGGGGTGGGCTGCCACAGGGGCGGAAAGTCCACGCTCCACCCCTCGGGCTCGACGCCGCCCGTGGGGCCCGCCTTCGACCGCAGGATGGCGCGCACGATGTACTCCGCGCGGGGCTTGAGGGTGCGCCGCTGCTCTGCGGCGACGACGTCGTACCAGCCGCGCACGTCCGACTCGCCCGTGGCGTTGAGGCCCGCAGGGCTCGTGCCCATCAGCCGCGTGACGGGGATCTCCGTGCCCGCGGAGACCATCTGGACGAAGCGGTCGAGGATGTCGGACAGTCCCGTGAGGGCGCCCGTCTCGACGCGCTCGAAGCGTTCTGCCTCGGCGTCGATGAGGATGGCGCGCGCCACCCCGCGGCTCATGTCCATCAGCTCCATGCGCTGCTCAAAGGTCTTCGCGCCGTCGTCCTGGGCCATGAGGGCGTACAAGTCTTTGACGGCAAACACGCCCTGGGAGGCGTCCTGCAGGAGCGTCGCTACCGCCGCGTAGCCCCCGCGGGCCTGCCGCAGGTCTTCGTACACACGCTGGAGCACGCTGTCCCCCCACCCGTGGCCCTCCAGGGCGCGGCGCCGGGTCGTGCGGGCGCCGCGGAAGATCACCAGCCGCGAGGCGTGGACCATCACCGTGCTGTGCGCGCCACCCTGGCCGTTGCGGGTGAGCATGTAGACGTTGGGCTTGCCGAAGCGCGGCGAAGTCTCGTCACGCTCCCACGACTGCGGCGTGAGGTCGCGCTTGTCCACGTCGTAGACCCAGGCCAGCCGCTGCACGCGCCCGAAGTCGAGCGGCTCCGACGGGTCCAGGCCGTCGTCCGCTCCCAGCACCACGGCGCCGCCGCCGAACGCCCTCCCCCAGGTCCACGCCCCCGCCAGGGCCTCCTCGACTCCCAGCGCGTCGAGGATGCCGCGCACGGCGGTGTCTACCTCGGGGTCGCCGGTCTTGACGATGAGCCCGCCGCGCAGCGCGTCCTTCGGCACGGCGTCGATGGCGCGCGCCGCGAGGCCATCGCACGCGTAAAGCTCCTCGATCACCTCTTCTGCCAGCCGCGCGGTGCGGGTGACCGTGTGCGCGGTGCGCTTCGAGCCGCCCACGCCCGTGTATTGGTTGATCCACCCGTCCATGCGCCGCATGGCGACGCGCAGGCTTCCGATGATGCTCATGGTTTCGCTCCAAAGACGGCCGACATTGCGGCCTTGAGGCGCGCCGCGGAGTCGCGGGCGGTGATGAGGTATTGCGTGGTGGCGTCGACCTGGTCGTCGTGGGCGCCCGCGGGAAAGGTCAGGAGCTCGTGCACGTACGCCGTCACCCAGGGCGCGCCGCGGCGCCGGTCGGGGTACCGGGCGTCGGTCTCGTGCGGGAGCACCACCTGCCCCGCGGCGAGGATGGGCTCGACGGCGCTCGCGCGGGCGATCTTGCCGCCCTCGGGGGTCACAGCCTGGAGGCCGGTCACCTTGGCGCGCAGCACGTCGAGGATGGCGGGGCCGTTGGCCTTGTCCTCGACGAGCACGCGGCGCACCTGGGGCCAGCGGGAGAGCATCGTCTCGATGGCCTGGAGGGTGGCCGTAAAGGTCATCGGCCCGCAGAGCTGGTCGACGAGGTAGTGCTCTGCGCCCACGGTGTACCAGCACTGGATGGCCACGGGGTCGCTGTCGGCGGAGCCCTTGAATGCGGCGTCCACGCTCAGGGCGAAGGCGCCGCCGGGCGGAAGCTCCGTCCACCGCCTCGTCAGCCACTCGCCCTTGAAGATCGCGCCCTCTGCCGGCGCGGGGCGCTGCTGGAGCTGCGCCGCCGTCGCGCGCGGGCCCAGGCGCGTCTCCAGGCGCCCGAGGGCCTCGGGGGTGTACCGCTCGGGCACCAGAAGCTGCCCCTCCTCGGTGCGGGGGTCTCGGTGCCACCGCAGCGGGTGGGCCCGCTCGTGCCGCATCGGCAGACACAGCACCGTCGCGCCCTCGCGGACCATCTCGGCGGTGAGGTCGCGCTCGTGCAGCCGTTGCATCACGAGGATGCGCCGCGGGTGCTGCGGGTCGCGAAATCTCGTCGGCATCGTCTCGCGCCACCACGCGAGCGTGGCTTCGAGCTCGGCGGACGATGCGACGCCGTGGGGGTCGTGGGGGTCGTCGATGATGTGCGCATCGGCGTGCTGCCCGGTGACGCTGCCCCTGGTGGTCGTCGTGAAGCGCGAGCCCCCGCGGGTGTTGCTGAAGAACCCCACCGCGGTCGACGCCGAAGCCCCCGAGGGGATACCCACGCCCGGCCACCGCTCGCGCCACCAGTCCGAGGCCACCAGCTCGCGGTGGCGCCGCGCGTCGCGGTACGCCACGTCGCCCGCGTACGACGCCGCGATCCACCGCCAGTCGGGCCGGTCGATCCACGCCCATGCCGGGAAGAGCGTCGAGACGGTCAAGGACTTCGAGCACCCGGGCGGGATGTTCACCACCAACGCGGTGATCTCGTCCCGCACGACGGCCTCGAGGTGTTCGCACACCGCGTCCAGGTGCCACCCCCACACGAGCCGCGCGGGTTCGACCTGCGACCACGCGCGCCGCACGAACTCCCGCAGGCCGCGCCTGCGAACCATCTCGCGATCGAGGTCGGCGGCGCTGGGCAGGGCCGCGGCGAGGGTCATGCGCGGGCCTTCGCGTGGAGGGCTTCGAGGGTGGCGATCTCGTCGTCGCTGAGCTTGGACAGGTCCACGCCGGGCTCCACCGTCGCCTCCACCTTTGTCGACCTGGGCACCCCGACGCGCGAGAGGATGGCCTCCGCGGCGTTGACGGCCTCGAAAGGCACGGCGCTCGACGCCCGGTCCACCAGCCGCTGCGCCGCCAACACGGCGCCGTCCCGCAGGATGCGCAGCGCGGCCTCGCGAGCGTCGGCCAGGGTCTCCGCGCGGCGCTTGCGGGCCTCGTCGAGCTCCTTTCGCCCAGCAGGGCTGTCGCGCCAGTCGCGCACCGTGGTGCGAGGCAACCCCAGCGTGCGGGCCACCGACGAGAGCTGGTGCCCCTCGGCCAGCATCTGCATCGCCTCGGCGCGGCGGTCTGGCCCACCGGGCTTCAGTGTGGCGTTGGGCCGGGAGGGGGTCGGCGGATTTGGTGGTTTCCGGCGTGCGCTCACGATGCCTCCGCAAGCGCCGCGAGGATGCGGGCGCGAGTCTCAGCCGGCAGAGCGCGGGCCCACTCCACCAGGGCGTCGTAGCCGTCCCAGCGACTGCCGCGCGGAGGCAGGCAGTCGTGCTCCCAGAGCTTGCGGTAGCAGGTGCGGCACAGCCCGCGACGGAGGTCGGCGCGCCGCGCAGTGTGCCCGCAGAGGGCCAGGACGGGGCCGTCCGTGCCCGCGGCGTGGTCGGGACGGGTATGGGCCCGTCCGGTGCCGCGCGGGGGCGCTGCGGGGGCGCTGCGGTGGGCGGCTGCGTCGGTG